CCGCATCGTACTCGGTGCTGTAATGTTTTTCAGCCCCGCAGTGAGGACAGAATCGACTACTATATTTTGATTTTACGTCCATAGGCTTTCACGAATCTTGATAAGACGAATCATCATAGCTTCTTCTTCATCAGCATATTGCTTTTCAATCTTTTGAAGTAGCTTGTGTGCCTTGTCGCTTTTCTTTTTTAGCACAGGATCTTTTTCACCGCTCCAACTCAAACGACCACCATTGGCAATACGGCTTTCTTCGCACACGGCAGTCCAACCACTTGCTTCGTATGGATCTGGACGGTTGCGATAGGTCTCAGTCCACCATGTGTACAGCTCTTTAATTTCTTTAGCGGCATTGGCTTGGTGAGTAGGTTCTTCCTTTTCACCTTCTTGAATAAACTCTTTATTAGTAAGAGTGGAAGCCCAATCTAAATAAGCAATACCAGCTTCGGGACAGCGCCAGGTACGCAGGCGCAACCAACCACTGCGCCACCAGGGAACATTGTATTTTACTTGTTCCTCATCATTCCACATTACATAGTGCCACGCTTGTTCGATTTCAACGAAGTCCACAAGTTCTTTAAAAAGACAAGGGAGAAACCGATTACCAACGTCACTCCAATGGCCAGGACGGATATCACGAGGGTCGGCAGTAAGAGCATGACTCTTACTAACCCAACGATTGTTGATATAATATCTGATGTCATTTAGTTTATCCATAGGATAGTTTACAAAGGTTTGAATAGCATCCAACGCTTCTTCAGCTAGCCAATAACGAAAGTTATGCCGCATTTGGGCAGTGGTACGCCACTCATCCCATTGCTCGCTAGTGCCTGCGCCTAGTTTAGCAGTGCCTCGAATCCAGTCTGCAAATTTTGTGCATGACCAATAATTTGATCTCATATTAATCCTTTACTACATTTTTCTTTGCCATCTTTAGTATACGCTGGCGCAATTTAAATTGATGGAAATATTCATAGCATTTTGCTAATGGAATAACTCCAGTACCTTGGTGTTTAAGTCTAGCACACGTATTATCAAATCTCCAATCGCCTTGCTTATTATGCTCAGTATCGTCGAACTCAATCAGTCGAACCTTTTCTGATGTATTAAATTTGAAATACATTAATGCATCACCTTCTTTAATATCTACAGTTCTTGCCCCTGGTTTCCAAGCAAATGCAGGCTTACCTGCAACTCTGAACCAACTGCCGATGTCAAAGCTAGCACTGATAAGGAACGCATTCTCTGTGAAACTATTAAGATCATAGTATGCTGGTAATTGTGTAGCTATAAGACTTTTTTCTGCAATAAACAGATAGCCCAGTGCCATTTGATGTAGCCCCATTTTACCTTGTGCATTACCTAAGAATGATTGCGCAAATTGAACACTCTGTGTAATAACTTTCATAGTGTGGTCTTCTTGGACTTCTAATTTTAAGTCTACTGGACTCTTAATAACAAAGATATTTTTTAAATCGTCTACAATCGCAGGACAACGTGATACGGCAGGCCCAAAAAACTCTTTATAGTCCATGTGTTTTAACAACGGTACAGGTGCTTCTACCCGCAACGGACTGATCATAGAATTTCCATCAAGTCCCGAAAGACGTAGTTCTGTTTCGCCTGGATTGCATCTTGTCCAATATACGTTAATAGTCATTCTTATTCCTTAGGATTTAATATTGTTTGCAGACCTTTTAACTCTGCATTAAAAGCTATACTTATTCGATCAGCATTACTACAATTTGGATTTGCTTGATGTCTTACCCAAGCTGGAAACGTTACTAGAGTTCCTGCTTTAGGCGTAACTACCCAAGTAGTACTATTATGCTCATTCCGACTTTCATATACCTGCTGTGGTATTGCAAATTCCAACATGTCATGTAACGGTGATACCAGTGTTAATGTACCACAGTTTTCTTCTGCTCGTACATAATATACAAAACTAGCAAATCTTCCGGGATGCAAATGTGGAATGTTGTTCCCTAACACACCACCGGTCGGTTTGTTAATGTTAATCCATGCATTAGTTAAAACTGGTGCATGTTCTTTTTTAATTTTATACAGGCAAGTGACTTCGTCTAATTTTGTTGTAATAGCATCGACTAAGGGTCTAAGAGCAGGCACACTGTAATCGATAAACCCACTTTGCCAGCCAAACGCTTTGTTTGGTGCGATTGCCCTAGCCTGTTCTTCATAACAAAATGATTCAATGGATGGATTATCTACATTGAGATATTCCCATCCAAAGTTAGTACCAAATATTGGTAATGCATTCACTTAGATTTTCTCTCCGGCTTCAAAGCCTCTGAAACGTAGGAACCTGGGAAAACGCAACGAGAAACTTCCGTCTTGGTTTTGAGTGACTGCATCTGCTCGCACTTCCACCAATTGCCCAGGAAGTTCATCCCGTGAAGTCCAAAATATGTCACGCTGACTATCACTAAAACCAGACCCGACATTGACTCGAATATCTTTTCCGTCATCAGTCCCATGACATACAAGGGCACCCAAACGGCCTTCATTACGTCCGGTACCTTCCTCGACAGCCACCACAGTAAGGGTAACTTCAATAAACGGTTTAAGTTTAAGCCACGCAACTGATCTCTTACATTCATACGGCGCCTCCGGTTCCTTGATCATAATTCCTTCATATCCGCCTGCAACTGCTATAGCGTTAATATCCTTAAAACGAGCTTGTCCGATATCTGTATCTAGATCAACAAGTTCGTGTCCAACAACTTCTACATTTGGTAAAGCATCTTTGTGCTTTTTATGCCAGTAGTAGACCATATCACTACGATCCGACTGTTTCTTATCCCATTCACCTTTTTCAAAATCTGCGAGGGGAATAACATCAAACAAGTTAAGAATAGCATCATTACTTTGCACATCGCTTTTACGATGAACTTGTTTCATTAGGTCTTGAAAGCTACTTGACATAACTTCACCATCTAGAACTAAATCGTACGGTGGTGGATCTTGTTTAACTACTGAACTAATTTGTTCTGCTATGTGAGGGAAGTTAGCAAGTTCCTTACCGTTACGACTAAACATATCGACGCGGCCATCTGCACGAACAATAGTGATAACACGAACCCCATCAAGTTTAACCTCAATAAGTTTTTTGCCCGAGACTTTATTTTCATGATTAGCACTATCGTGGGCAAGCTGGCAACCAAACACAGGAATACTGTAATCAGCATATTTTTTCTCCACTACTTTGTTAATTGTTTTTTCGCTTACACCGCAACGTAAGTCTTTAATAAGGATACGACGATACCAGCCATTCCATTCTTCTTTAGTGGCTTGTTTGATTAGCGTATCAACGGCATCACGGGCGGCATTACCGGTGAGGTTACGATTACGTAAATGCTCAACGATAACATTAAAATCATGCCAATTAAGGCCAGGACCATCTTCATCTTTTTTCTCCGGGATTTGTTTAAGACCAAAAGTTATCATAGGGTCTAAAGCTAGGCGACAACCTTCAAAGAATTCACTATTATTAAATTCAGCTTGGGCCAAAATAATAGCTTCTTTATTCAAACGGCTGGGATGAACTTCTAAGGAAGAAATAACTGAGTAGCAGGGATCGCTCATTTAAGACCTTTCGATAACTATAATACAATTATTATAGCATCGTAGGACTAGTATGTCAAGTGATTATTTGTCTTAAATGGCTTGCCGTAGCAGGCGTTTTCCAAATTACGCATAATTAGATTACGCATTCTGCGTATAATTGGATGATTGTGATTCCACTCAAATGCTTTTAAATAATCGCACCAAGTGGAGTTTTTGTGTTTGCGGCATTCATTGGAGTCTAAATAACGCCCAATTAATGTAGGTTCATATCCAAATCGATCTAGCAATTCGCAGGCTGTATTAAAAGCGTGAGCACCCATTTCATCTCGATCACCATAATACTCTTGCTTTTTACGATCTTTGGCATAGTATGCTGTACTTTCGTATCCCGGAATATTTTTAAAATTACGGCTACGGAATTGGCGCATGTGTACAATTTCGTGTAGCACAACATCAGCAAACCGGATAGCCATGCGTTTAAAACGATGCTGTGTTAATCGTAACTTACGATCGGTTGGATTATAGTTAAAATTAACTTCGATTGCAGGTTTGCGTTTCTTATCCAAATCGCTGTAATAAACTCCACCCATAAACACGAAGCCCTTTGTAGTAGGTGCGTGTATGCATTTCTTAAGTTTTAATGGCAATTCCGCTTTAATGTGCTTAATAATGCGTTTTTGGATTTGACTAGGAGATAGCTCTTTACCTACTATTTGGCTGTTAAGCGAATAGAACATAGAGTACAGATCACTGCGGGTAATTTCTGACCAATCAAAGGGAAGTTGGACCATAATACACTCCTGATATACTATTTAGCGGTCCAACACATAG